GGCATGTGTTTACCATCTGCTCTTTTTGTTGACTTTAAGGAACTTTTTTAGGTGTCACTCTCAAAAACCCCGAGAGTGACTCATCTACTATAAAAGGGGTGAGTAAAAATAATCAATGTTTTTATAAAACATCTTTTTACTTTGACGTTGATGTGCCTGCGAATAGAAAATACAAAGAATTAGTTTATGTAGCACAATTAGCGCCTCATATCCGGAAACGTGCGATTCCTAATGGTCCTTCTGAGTACGTTTCCCCATCACTTTTAAAAACTATTCTTCCCGACGAGTGGGAGTATCTCCAGAAATACTCTGGGAAATATTTTTATAATATACCCTCAGCTAGATCTATTGAGATTGCCGAAATGAAGATTGATGAAGTACGACCTTGGCCTAGTCCAGATCGTTTTCATTCCTATGCTCTGGCTATGGTTGATAAAATGTTGGAAGTGCCTCTCTCTGCAGAGTCAATGACGGATGAGGAAACACGTCAGCACTTGGATTTAAAGAAAGGTCCATCAATACCATGGAAGTGGCTCGGTTTTAAAGATAGACAATCAGTGTATGACTCCGAGGTTTGGTTGAAAAATTTTGAAAATATTGAGTTTCTAGAGGCTCTCCTTGCTATATATGAATCATGTGGTAAAGAGGAACTTGCTGATTTAATTGATTTTATTACAGAGAAGCTCCGTACTTTTCAAACTACGTCTGCACACTTGCTGTACTGGCAAATCCGCTTGTTCGGGTTGGGAACTGAAAATATGAAAAATTTCAAATGGTCCAAGTATGGCTTTAATCCATTTTATGGAGGTACAGATAAGTGGTATAGGGAGCTCAACGTAGTCGATGATGATGGTAATATTATATATAAAGTTCGACTTAATTGGGACATCAGTGGATATGATCGTAAAGTTCTGTTGCATTATGTAGCGGATAGACGATATCGGCTCTGGTGTCAGGCTAATCCTAACTCCCCCCATAAGAGAATCGCTAAGTGGGTTACCGATGCTCTTAAGAAAAGTTTTTTGTTATTCCATAATGGAGATCTTGTTATACGTTTACGTGGTAACAATTCTGGATCTGGAATGACAACAGTAAATAATATAGAAGCTGGTTTTGAAATAATGGCTGATCTTCTCACCTACGTCTACTATCAAAAACATGGATATCTACCAGAACCCGAATTAGTTTATGAACAATTAGTGAACTTGTTTGGGGATGATAATTCAATGGCCCTTAAACAGAGTTTTGATGGGATTTTAGATGTTATGAGAGTTAAGGAGAGGTTATTAGGTCAACACGGGCTTGAATGTAAATGGCTCGTTGGAGGTGTAGAGCGACCCTGGGCAGATTTACCATTTCTTGGTTTTGTTTTTTCCGAATATAAGAATTTTTTCATACCAAAATGGAATCTTGCTCGTTTAATTCACCCTATATTATATACTCCTAATCGAAAAACATCCGGTCAATATTTACAACAATTTTATTCTTTATTGGTTATGAGTTTTGCTCACCAGGATGTCTTTGAAGAGCTTAGATTGATATATATAAAAGTATTGCAACATTTTATCAATAATGGCCAGCCAGACGTTAAAATGATGCTGACCTTGGGAGTCCCTTCAAGAGAATACGTCGAAGTTTTTTACTTAGGCCTTGAATCAGATAGTAAAATACCTCTGAAGTGGACTGGTGATCGTGGAGGCCCATTAGTTATAGATTTAACTAGAATGTCCTCGCAATACTCCGAAGATTATACGTCAGTCTGCAAAGCTCTAGAGCAAGCTAGAGCGGCAGGTCTGACTAAAGCTCCCCCTGGAACGTTCTCTCCAGATGAAAAAGAGTATAAATGTCCTTTTGGTCATATTAATGCTCCGGGTTCATCTTTTTGTTTTTCTTGTACGATGAATTATATTAAACATAAAGAAAATAGAAATGAGAAACTCGAAAATGAACAATTGGTCCAGTTTGCTAGGCGGCGTAAAATTGAAGATATAGCTCCTAGATCTACTGAATGTGCTCTTAGAGTACAGTATTCCTCTAATGGGGATAAGACCTTACAAACTCCTAGGTATCCTAGCCCTGTGGTTAATACAATTACTAAAAAATATGTAGTCACAGATAGTGAACCTAAATGGTGTGAGAGAGAAGATTGTCCTTATCACGTTTATCAACATGTAGTTGATTTTTGTGAAGGTGTTATTAAATGTTTACAATGTGGCGATCTACGTTTTGGTGAAATCCCAATGTGCAATAGATGTTACCAGAATGCTACTTATTATGGAGATGATATGTGGTATGAAGACACCGATCACACTCAAGATATGATTAAAGCAGGGTCCTTTAATCCATATGGTAATTCTCAAACGGCGGACTCTAAGTATATTAATGTTTTTAGGCCAAATTATGAAAATACATCTGATGGACAGGTTTTGTGTTCAAGTACTGTTCAGTATGATGATTCTCCACCAATGGTCGTAGCTCAAACTGCTGATGATTTTTTATCAGCATTTGTTGGATGGGAAAATAATCTAATAAATCGGTTTGAAAACTGGGATCCATTATTTTCAGAGTTTATAAAACATTTACAGACTCTTCCTAAACCTTCAGGACCTCTTTCGAGATATTGGTCCAACAGTGGTCATCAGTTGTTTAAACATATGATGGCCGATCACTTTGGTATTGTTCAACCAGTTAGAACACCCAGTGATCGAACTGTTCCTGACATATCTTCTGCACAACGATATGTTCAGATATCTCGTCCTACTTATGTGGAACTTACTAGTTCATCTTTTTATATAAATTATATTTACTCTATTGATGGTTTGCTTCCACAGATGGCAACTTCCGGTGATGGTTCTGCTCCAGATCAAGAATCTGCTTTTATAGCGTGGCTTTCAGATATTGATACTATGTTTCTTGCCTGGGAACCTGTTACGCTTCTCCATAGTTTTGTTAAAGACTTGAAGAAATTAGACCCACCGAGTTCTGATCATCCGCTTTCTTTTGTTTGGTCATCTGATATTGATCATACTTTGGATATGATTTTTGAAGGGTTCAATCCTTATGGGAATGGACAACCAAAAATGAACCAAGCTCAATATTTAGCACGAAATAAGCTTAATCATGATAAAGCTGGTTTAAATCATGAAGCTAGGGTTGCTGCTTACAATAAATATCTTAATTCACAACCCCGAGGTCAAAAGGGAATTATGACAACTCAAAAAATACCTCGTAATAATCGTGTTGCACCTACTAAGAAAGAGATTAATAAATCGATTAATTCTCAGATTAATCTTGTCGAACGACGTAAAAAAGCTGTTAAAGAAATCGGTAACGTTAAGAAAATGTTTAGACTTTCAGTTTGTGCTAGAATATATTATGCAGCTCTTGTCTGTCCTTTTTATAAACTGGATGAGTCATGTGCTCCTATTCTTCGTTCGTTGAGGTTAGAGATGTATAAATCCGAAAACCCTTGTATTCCCACTATCCCAAATATTAAAAGTAGAAAGTTTAGTGCTTTCGCTCGTGGAGATTTACAAGTATCAACAGGTACATTTGCTGGTAGTGCTTTCTTGGCTTTTGCCCCTCGTAGACTAGCAAATAATGCAAGTCAGGCTGCCTATGGCTCCTGTCCTATATATACAAGTGGTGGTGTGTGGCCTTCCTCTGTTGGATGTCCATACCCTGCGTCATTAGAAACTGCAACCCCGGTCGATACTGGGTGTGCAGGTTATAACCTCAATGCTGAATTTGTCGCAGCTCAATTACCTTTAGTAGCAGGACGTGGTATTAAATATCGCGTTGTTGCTGCTGGTTTGAGAGTTAGATATACAGGAACTGAAGTTAATATGGCCGGTACTATTCACGCCACTA